CGCGCCTTTCGGATGAGTCGTTCGGCGACGTAGTAATCAGAATCCTGTTTTTTCCCGCTCATGTAATAACCTTAGCAGGTTTTTATGCGATTGGGGGTGTCTAAAAATGCCTTCATTGCCTGTATTTCCGAGCCTGCCCGGGCTCACGTTTACGTCGATCAAGGCCCCCAGCTTCAAAACGCTGAATGAGGAGGGCTCGAACGCCTACGAGGTACGCCTTCCCCAATACACCAATCCGGTCTGGCGGTGGACTCTCGTTTTTGATTTCCTGCACGACTTTTTTTGGGGCAGCTTCACCACGGTGAGCGAACTCCGGACGCTGATGGGTTTCTTCAACGATCAGTACGGCAGCGCGGCGGCCTTCCTCTACACCGATCCGGACGACAATTACGTCGGCCCGGCTCTCACCGCCCTGCTCGCTCCCAACACGCCTCTTGCCCAGCTCGCCCTGGTCTCTGACGGCGCCGGCACTTACTACTCGCCGGTGCAGCGCACGCTCGACGGCGTGAGCTACGAGGACATCACCGACCTCAACGGCGCCATATCGGTGTATCTTGATGGGACGCTGGCCACCGCCGGCGGGGGCGCCAATCAGTACACGCTCGAGGGGCCGGGCCTGGCCATCCCCGGGCACTCCTGGCTGGGCATGGTGCTCAAATGGGGGCCGGGTGCGGCGGCCTGGGCGGCCACGCATGCCTATGCCGTCAACGCCCGGATCCTCGATTCGGCTGGCCACATTCAGAAGGCCACGGCGCGCGCCTGGTCTGCGCTGGCGGTCGTAGCTCTCGGCTACGAGATCGTCGACCCGGCCGGCCATGTGCAAAAGATCACGACGGCCGGCACGCTGGGGGCGACGATCCCAACCTTCAACGATGCCGGCGGTACCACGAACGACGGCACCGGCGGAACGATGGCCGTTTGGACCGACCAGGGCAGCGCTGGTGGAAGCGCAGGAACCTCGGGGGCGTCGGATCCTGCGTTCAATGACGGCGGCGGCGCCGCGGCCGACGGACCAGGCACGCTGGTCTGGGCAGATCAGGGCTATTACGCCGGCCCCGCGGCGCCCGTCACTGCGCAGTTCCACTTCTATTTTCGGGTTAGGTTTGATTCCGACTCGCAGGACTTCGAGAAGTTTGCCGGCATCGGCTCCTCGGCTGGGCAGCCACCAGCGGGGCAGGGCGGCGGCTACTGGACAATCGGTGGCGGCGAATCGCAGAACGGGAGCGGGACGCTGGTCCTTCGGACCGCAAGGCCGGTGCCCCTGTGAGGCGCACGATCGGCGGCAACGGCTCGGACACGACGGTCGCAACCCAGGCCTATCTAAATTCGACCGACAAGCCGATCCTGCGGGATCTGATCATCATAGGACCGCCCGAGAACCCGAACGCGCTCTATCTGACCAACCATGAGGCTCCGGTGCTCTACAGGCCCTATGGCCTCTTCCAGCCAGCCGTGGTTTCGCGGCCCGGCGTTGAGGCGACGGTTGGCCTTGACGCGCAGTCTCTCGCGATCTCCTGGACGCCTGGTGCGAGTGCGCAGGCCTCTCAAACCTCAAACACTGGAACCGCATCTCCCTACCAGTTGGCCGCTCAGCACGCCTACGATAACTGGCCAGTGCTCATTCTTCGGTGCTTTATGCCCACGCCCGGAGACGCCGATACCCTGGGGTGCGCGGAGTGGTTTGGCGGTCGCATCCAGAACTGCAAGGTTGCCCGGAACAAGCTGATTTTCAACACGAAAAGCTACGCCGATGTCCTGAAGCAAAAGGTGCCCTCGACCGTTGTGGAGGTCACCAACACGCTCGCCTCGACTGCCGCGGTGACGCTGCCCACGGGCGACGCATCGATCCCGGTTTTCAGTTGCGTTCGGCCGTCGACCCAGACGTACATTGTCGCGGACTGTCTTTCCCCGGTCGGCGGCAAGATCTACTCGGGAAACGAATTCTCGGGCGGATACATGGTCTTTCTCTCCGGGGCCGGAGCGACGCTCGCCGGCGCCTGGTCGGCGATTGGTCAGAACGGCGAATGGACGGACGGCGACGGCAACCATCACTCCGAGTTCGTGATCTTCTCGCCTCTGCCCTGGCCGCCGACGCCCGGCGTCGATACGTTCTATGTCTCGACAACCGCCCCCATCAACGTGGGCGACGAGGGCTACTATGGTTTCCCGTATGTGCCCAATCCCACCCAGGCGGTGTAACCAATGCACGAAGGTCAGACAGTCGAAGGGCGTTGGGTCGAAATCAAGGGGGAGCGGATCTGGATTCCATTTGGGGCGATCATGGGCACCGAGATGATCGACCCGGAAGAGCGCAACCGGAAACCGGAGAAAAAGCATGAAGACCCGGACTGAGGCCATTGAAATCGCGCGATCGTTCCTGAGCACGCCTTACGTCCTGGGCGGCCGGCTGAAGGGCGCCGGCGTCGACTGCGCCACTCTCCTCGGCTGCTACCTGATCGAGATCGGCGCCGCGCCGGCCGACCTCTGGAAAAACCTTGAGGGCTACCATCACGACTGGTTTTTGCACGATGCCAACGAGCGCTATCTTCGGGGCCTGGTGCGCTTCGGGTTCGATGCCGCGCTCACTCTTTGCCGGGCGGACTCTCAGGCCCAGCCGGGCGACCTGGTGCTGTTTCGGGTGGTAGGGAGCAAGGTCTTTAACCACGGGGCGATCGTTACCATATGGCCACATGGCATCCACGCCGGCGCGGACGGGGTGCATGAAATCACCCTCACCACGCATAAGCTGACCGCCTTCCGGCCGATGGAAGTATTCGATCCTTTCGCTAAGATGGAGCCTGGACGATGACGGCCACCTTCAAATCTCAGGCATCGCAGCGGCCCACGGCGATGGGGTCGCTTCTTCAGGCCTCGGCCTACGGGGCGACGATCCCGGTGGGCTACGGGCAGACTCAGTCGAACCTGCTCGCCATCTGGGCGGCCAATTTGCGCCAGGGCGGCGGCGGAACGAAGAAGTTTAAACAGAGCAAAAAAGGGATCACGAACTACTGCGAGTGCATCGATTTTCTCCTGGGGCACAATCCGATCCGCGGCGTGCTCCAGGTCATGAATAACGGGTCAAACACCCCGCTGGCCTTTACGCACCAGTCGTTCTCTCAGGCCGGCGGCCGGCAGTCGCTCACGGTCACCGACTCCAACTTCTATTTTGTGATCGCCGTGACGCTGGTCGCGAGCTACAGTTTCTCGGTCGACGACTACGGCGGCCAGGGTCCGCAGACGCTCTCCGGCTCCTGGGAGATCCCGCTCTGGAACGAACTGGAGGTCGGGCCGGATCCCAGCGATCCAATGAGCTACCGGACCTGGCCGTTCTGTTATCGCTGGCAGCAGGGCATGGGCGCGACCGTTCACCTCGACGCCGAGTCTTTCCCGGCCGGCACGGTGAATGTCTACTATGCGCAGCTCACCGCGGCGACCTCGAACCAGTCGCCGATCGCGCGGCTGGCCATGGCCTTCGAGCCCCAGCTTGGATCTGGCGACGAGTACGCGAACGGCTTCAACGCGGCCCAGCAGATCATTTATCCACACTTCGCCGGCTTGCAAAGCTCAGAACTCGATCTCGGCTCCTCGGGTGCAATCCCGCAGCTTACTCCGGAGGTTGCTTTCAAATGGGGGGTGTACCCGACGGGCGACGCCGACTTTGTGGACATGATCGAGGACATCTACAAGTCCGGCATGGCCCAGGCGGCGATCGCGGCCGACACCTCGGTCCAGCCCCAGCCGGCCGCGACCCAGATGGAGCGCGGACTCTCGAGCTACGACCTGCCGGGCACGATCCAGAAGAAGGTAGACGCGAGCGCCACCGCGGCGCTGCCCCCGATGATGTTCGATATGCCCAACGCCCAGGGTAACGTCCTGGTGGCCACGGCCACGGGTGCGGGGGTGCTCACCATCAGCTCGGCGAACGGCGAGACCTGGACGCCCGTCTACGGCTTGGGGCTGGGCTACCAGGTCTGGTATGCCTATGCCGCCGGCGGCCCGAACACGGTTACGGTCGCCGGCGCCTCGGGGTCCTGGGGCATGGCCATCCTCGAGATCGGCGGCGTCGGGAACTCGATCGGCAATTCGGTGATGGTTAAGGTTCCCGGCAGCGGATCCGCCACCTGTGGCCCTTCAGAGGTCAATACCGCCACTGCAACGGTCACCGATGGGGCCGGTGCCATGGCCGTCACGGGCGTTTATCCCCCGTTCAACATCTACGAGGGCGTTAACGCCGTTTTGACGTACGGGGGCGCGGCGTGGCCTGGTCTGCCTGCCGGCGTGACCGTCACGGCCATTGAGCCCGTGGTCGGCTATGACCTCGACTACAGCGGAAGCCCGGGAAATCCGCTTGCCTTCAACGTCTCCGGGCTCGGCGTCGGCAGCTTTCCCAACGGCAGCAGTGAATTCATCGGCGCCAGCATCGGCACGACCGAGGCGGACTTTAACGCCTTCGTTTGTAGCTTCCAGTTTGAGGCGACCATCCAGCTCACGAACTATACCGGCAGCTTCGGGTGCACGGTGTTTTTGCGGATAAGTTACGCGACGCCCCCCGGGTACCTGGGCGGCGAGGCGGTCGATGCTGTGGCGACGTCGTCCAGCGGGCCTGCACAGGCCTCTAGCAGCGTCGCCGAGGGTTTGCCTGCCTACCTGCTGGCTATCTCGCTCTACGCTGCTGGCGGTGCCACGGCGGTGGCGGACCAGCCCCTGTGGCGCGCGGTGACCCCGGAAAACTTCGCCGGCCGGTCTCCGGGCACGTTTCAGATGCAGGAACGGGTCATTCACTCGCCTGGTGCGTTTTCGGCTGCGGGCGCCGGCGGCGCGCCGGACTCGATCGCCCTGATCGCCATCAAGGCCACCGAGCCCGTGCCGTACCCTCGGCCCCTGGGCGACTTCGTCGACGTGCCGTCCTTTGACCTGGTGCGCGCGCAGTGCCGCGCTAACGGGCTCTGGGGCTCCCTCACGATGAATTCGCAGTCCTCGGCGTCGGATTGGATCAAGACGCTCTGCAGCGCCGCCAACGCCGCCCCCGTGTTCCTGGGCGCGAAATTCTATCTCTATCCCTACTCCGAGGCCTCGGCCGCCGGCAACGGAGCGTTCTATCGGGCGCCCACGGGCGCGGGGCCCGTCGCGGATCTCGACGCCGACAATGGCGATTTCATCATGTCCGACTGCCCGTCGCTCGATACCGCGGTCCGGATCGATCTGCCGAACGTGCTCCAGATGCAGTGCTTCGACCGCAACGCGAACTATGCCCAGGTCACGGTGCAGACCCCAGATCCGGCCTCGCTCGGGCTCTATGGGGTTCGGAAGGCCGACCCGGTCACAAACAACGCGATCCAGGACCCCTCGATCGCGCGCACCGTCCTCGGCATCCAGGTTCGCCGGAACCAGTACGGCGGCGACGTGTGGAGTTTCACGACCACGGCGCGCTGGTCGCTACTTTCGCCGATGGACCTGGTGACCTTGACGGATGAGCTCCAGGGCATCACCGGCGTCCCGGTCCGGATCACGAGCTACAACGAGCAGGACGACGGCAGCTTCGCCGGCACGGCCGAGCCCTTCGTTTATGGGATGTGCGCGCCCACCCTGCTCGCAGCGTCGACGCCGGCGCCGAATCCGGTAAACACCCAGCGGAGCGCCGGCGATGCCAACACGCCGATCATCTTTGAGCCCACGCCTGGGCTCTTTCCCGGGAACTCTGGCGACCAGCTTTGGGTTGTGGTCTCGAGCGACGATCCGAACTTCGGCGGCGCGCAGGTATTCATTTCGACGGACGGCGGCTCGAGCTACAGCCCGGCGCCCGGCGGCGCGGACGGCAATTCAAACGTTGTGGTCGGATCCGCGGTTACGGGCAGCCTGGTGGCCGACTGGCCGGCCGCCACCGATCCCGACACGACGAATAACCTCGAGGTGAATCTGGCCGAGTCGAACGGCGACCTCCAGGCAAATTCGACCGCGGTTGAAAACAACCTCGAGGTGCCCTGCTACGTTGAGGGCGGCGCGCTGGTGCTCGAAGTCAACGGCGCCGGCGTTGCGGGTGGAGATCCGCCGGCCCTCGAGGTGGACGGCGTTGCGATCGGGCTCCTGGATTCACTCAAGGTGAACGGCACGGCAGTCGCCGCGGCCGGCGGCGGCGGCGGCTTCGGTTACGAACTCATGACCTACGGCGCCCTCATCCTCACCGGCCCGAGCGCGTACACGCTCGAGGCGACGGGCTCTGGGAACTTCCTGCGGCGCTCCATCTTCAACGCGCCCAGCTCGAGCGGCGTCGGCGTCGACCACCCCGCAGGCTCGCGGTTTGCGGTGGTCGGGCCCAGCCAGGCCGGGATACTGAAGATGACGATGCCGCCGGCCTATATCGGCCAGGTGCTCTACTTCAAGGTATGCACCTTCAACACGTTTGGGGCCGCCCTTCAGTCGCTGGGCGATGTGACACCATCGATCTACGTGCCCACCGGCGTACCGGGGGCAGCTTAAGGAGCGAACCATGAGCCTTGCAACGACAGCCAACCTAAACGCGACCACGCCGGCGGCGGCCACTGGCCTGCAGAACGTGGTCTTTGCCGACGACGCCGGTTCGCCCACGGTCAACATCTCGGCGACGGATCCGGTGATGGTCGGCGACACGGGAACGGGCGGCAAAGCTGGGAACGTGCCGCCGGCGCCTGCCGGATCCGCGGCGGCCGGAAAGTTTCTTAAGGCCGACGGCACCTTTGCGGTTCCGGCCGGGGGCGGCCTCGGGACGTTTGAGGACGAACTCATCACCATGACCGGCACATCCGGGGCCTTCGCCCATGCGCCGGCGACGCTGGTAGGATTGTTTTTGAACGGGCAACGGCTCACCACGCTGGGTCTGACCCCCGATTTCTCATATATCGGGACCGCCATCACCCTCACAACTGCAGCAGATCCTGGAGATCTCTATGAAGCGGTTTATTGGTATTAGCCTGCTGGTGGTCGCTGCGCTCGGCGCGCAGGCGCAGACCAAAATCAACCCGAACCAGATCAAGTGGCCCACTGGCTCGACGGGCTGCGTTTACTCGCCGCCGACGAATACCTGCGTTCCTAACGGCGCTGGGAGCGGCGGTCTGGCGGGGGTCAACGTCAAGACTGCGAGCTATACAGCCGTTTCCGGAGACAACGGCAAGCTGATCGTTTTCAACTGCGCATCCGCTTGTTCGCTCACGCTGCCTTCTACCTCGCCATCATCGACCTGGGCAATTGATGTGCAGAATATAGGCATCGTTCCCCTCGGCATTACGGTTCCTGGAAGTCTCACTCTCGATGGGGTTCTCGGTGCGGCCCAGATGAACCCAGCGATGGGAAGCTGGATCTGGACCGATGGCACTAACTACTTCACCGAGAGAGGCGCGGTGCTCACGCGCAGCAACGCCGCTCCGGTGGTCGTGCAATCGAATCAGAATAGTTGCGGATCTGGGCCCTGTGGCACGCCTTTGCCGAATCCAGTTAGCGCCGGATCGGCCCTGATCTTCACGTGCGATCACGGATCTTCCGGCAATTGCAACGCGACGCCGACCGACCTCCAGGGCGACACCTTCATTCTCACGAATACACAGGACGTTGTGGGGAACTTCGAGATTGATTCGTTTGTGGCCTGCAACGCGGTTGGCGGCCCGACGACGATCACCAGCGCCAGCGGAGGAACCATCCAGGCGGCTTACGAGGTTGCGAATGTGGCCGTTTCGTCGTGCGTGGATGCGTACAACTCAGGGCAAAACACGACGAACAACGCCACCCAGGCCACCGGATCGGTGGCGACGACCCTGGCGTACGACTTTATTTTTGTCGAAGGCGCCACGCGAACCGGCCTTGGTGGTTCTACGATGACCGAGGCCAATGGCTACACCGGCTGGGTGAGTTCCGGCCTGATCGCATCGGCGCTGACTTACAACAGCTGGTACGGACTCGAACCAGGCGCGGGCAGCGTCTCGGACACCGTGAGTTATTCGCCAACGGGGGGCGGCGAGTACGCCGGGATTATTGCGCTGAAACCGCTAGCGAGTTCCGCGGCAATCGGCCAGGGCGATCTGATCGTAGGCGGTCCAGACGGCCAGCTCCAGGCCCTCCATCCTGGAACGACCGGCGATGTGTTGACCTCCAATGGTCCGGGGGGAATGCCGAGCTACCAGCCAGGTGCAGGCGGTTCTGGCGCCCTGACCAAGATTGCGCAGACCGTACTTTCCAGTCCGACGTCAACGATCACGTTCTCTGCGATTCCCGGCAGCTACGCTACCCTCGAATTGATTGTCTCGGGCGGTTCCGCGAGCGGAAGCAACGACGAATTGGTGATCAGTTTCAACTCTGACGGGGCCGCGCACTACTCGTTTCAGTGCATGGAGTTTTACCCGTCGACGACCATCACGACGCTCGATCATTCCGGATCCGCCTCGTACTTAGCCATCTCTGGGTCGGGGCAGAGTGGCGCTGGCATCAATGCCTTTGCCGACATAAAGATCATGAACTACACCTCTGCGAGCGGGAACAACGGCGTAGTTTCCACCTTTGCCTATAACAATTTTGGCATCGGCCAAGCCGGGGGAAGCTGTGGCGGATCTTGGTTTGGCGGAACCGCAGCGATTACGTCCATCAGCGTCAAAACACAGTCTGGAAGTAACCTTCCTTCTGGAACGACAGCGACACTTTATGGTCTGAATTAAGGCGCCCACCATGCTGAAACCACACGACCCGATATTTGTCCGAGACGCATTCGCCCTGGTGCGCGACCTGAAGGCTCTGCAGGTTGTGGTAAACCAGCACAGCGTTCCGTCCGTCCGTTGCCCCGACCGCCTGGTGCGCGCGCTCGACGGGTGCATCTCGCGTTACGATGAATTGGCGGTTAGGCACTACAACATGGGCGCCGCCGAAAGGTACCAACAGGCGGATCTGGCCATCGCTTTCGCATGGAATCTTTAGTAAACGAGGAACCTATGAAAACGCGTATGCTTCTGTTCACCCTCTCAGTCCTGTTCGTCCTGGCTGGCCTTGCGCCGCGGGTCCAAGCCCAGGCAGGCACCGAAACCCTCACCCTGATCGACGGCGCGTGTACGCAGGCGGCCCCGTGCGCGCTGCAGCTCTATCGCGCTGCGCTCTTGCCGGGCACAAGCTCCTGCCCGATCCCTGGCAGCTCGTTATATACGGCCTTGACGACTACGCTCCAAAGCACCAGCGTCGGCACCGTGAATTCGGCTTGGTTTTACGCCGATTCGACGGTCGGCTTCGGGACGACCTATTGCTACTACGCGACAGTGACTTTTATCGCCGGCGGTTCGGCCTGTCGCCCATCGGCATTTTTCACGATGACGACCCCGGCTCTCGTTCCTGCCCTTGCTCCCTCAATTTCAGGAAGCTATGGACCCACGGCGACGCCGGCGAGTACTCCTGCAGCGGCGCGCGTGAACGTGACGCCTTCGCCCGCCGCGGCCCCGAGCATTTCGGGCAGCTACAAGCCGACCGCCGCTCCGGCGACCACCAAAAAGTAAAAATTACGTGGAAAGGGAATGGGCCCATGTCCTGGAAGCGGGGATCTGCAAGCGCTGAAGTTGAGCTCTCACGTGTGCAAGATTGGATAGAATACGTCGATCCGGACCTTTATGGTCCTGATGGAGACGATGGCATGATTCGAGAATTCCGGGACGACAAAGCCGCGGCGATGCAACGTTCAAAGGACATCGGTACGCTCCTGAAGCTCGGCCAATGGGTTCTCACACCCAGTTTGATCGGCCTGGTGATCATGTCCATACTAAGAGCTCTGCACGTGATCACCTAGAGCGAACTTTTCAACCGGCTCTTTGGATTGGAAGTTTCACGCCCAGGTCCATCAGGCGCGCGACCGCGACCGTGACCAGTGTGCTCCGCAGGTTTTCAGCCTGTTCGAAGAGATCATACTCGGCCGCGGCTCGTACCATCACTACGGGGAGAATCGTTGCGGCTCCTCGTTCCTCCTCAGAGATCTGTGGACCCATGTCGATCGTTCGTGCCTCGAGCAACTGCACGAACCTCTCCATTTCGACTGGGGTTAGAGTGCTGGGCGGACCGATCTTGGTCAAAAGCATGTCCATCTCGGGAGTGTGGTAATGGGTAAGCTCTTTGATCAGGATGGCCTGAAACGCCGTCGAGATCGGAACGACCGCCTGATTTACCAGGGCCAGCTGGCTCTCGAGTGCGTTGACCCGAAGCATCAGGGCCTCTGAGGCTTTAGCGAGCGCTTCCGCCTTGGTGCGGTGAGTGTTCCTTTCCGTCCAGTAGAGCGTTGAGACAAAAACGAGCGCCGCCCCAAATACGGCGTTCAGTATCGTGATTGCTTCCGTCGCATTCAGGGCGCCCAATGGTCGACTCCCCCGTTGCCGGCGAGTTCCGTCGTTGTGAATGGGATCGACCCGGCGAGCGCCTGGGCCGCGGTGAAATCTAGCGAAAAAGTCCGAGCATGTAGCAGATCAGCAGGATCACCAGCAGGGTCACGATACTGATGCCGCCGCCACCGCCCCAGCCCCAGCGGTTATAGCCGTAATAACCGCCGCCACCGGCGAAAAGCAGAACCAACACGATGATGAGGATAATGGGCATTTTGAGCCTCCTGCACGATTGTACATTTGGCTCGTTCCTGGGCTACGCTGCGCGCTCGATCTGATCGCGCAGCCACTGACGCTCGGCGATCGCGTCGGGATCCCGGTGGCCTTGCGCATCAGCCGCGCGCAGGCAGGCGGCGCAATAGACCTGCTCGAACGCCGTCGGAGATCCACAGGCGATGCAAGGGAACGCGACCGGGCATGTGCGACGGGGCTGGGCTTCGCAGGTCATGATCATTCGGTGCTCCCTTCGTTTCGTATTATGACACGAAACTGTGGAAGCAAATTACCCGATTTTTTTGAACGTGACCGCCCAGACCCAGGGGTTGCTCGACCGCGGCCCGCTCAGTTGATGGCGCGGCCGGCCTCGACTTGGCGCTCATGCTCGCGGGCGAGGTCCTTGGGCCCGCTCTTGCCGCCTGGTTTGGCGCTGCCCATCTGGCGCAGGTTGTTTTTCTCGGCTTTCTTCGTCGCCTTCGACCTGGTGGCGGGTCCGGCATCGGGTGCGGGCTCGGCTTCGCCCGTCGCGGCCTCGAGGCTGGGGCTCTCAGGCATGGAGATCGGCGCAGCCTGTTCTAGCGGGAGATCTCCTGCCTCGGCCACCGGCCCCTGGTCGGGCTTCGGGCCTGGGAAGGTCATGTAAACGTCCTCGCCGGACATCTCACCAGCCCAAGCCCAGAATTCCCGAGCAAACGAGAGGTACAGCTTGAACTGCAGCTCGACCTCGGGGCTGTCGGGCTTGCCGGTCCGGGTCACCTTGAAGCTGCGCAGCGACGCCGAGGCCACCTTGACGGCTCGCTTGGCGAACATCACGCCGTCCTGATTGTCATTGGCGAAGGCGATGGCCAAATCGCTCATCTCCTGGACTTCGGGTTCGACGTCGGAGTACTTCTTCGAGACGTCCTCATAGGCGCGCGCCACCCAATCGGGAAGGGTGCCCATATTGTCGCCGTTGAGGGGCATGCGCATCTGGACGACGATGCGGCCGTTAGAGCTCTGTTTCGTCACGCTGCCCATGATGACGTGCTGCAGGGCGCTGCTTAAAAGTTCATTCGGTTTCATGAGATCCTTTCGGGTTATGGGGCTGGTTGGGTTCGAGCGGTAGATTACCCTGTGCGCCGGGAGCAGCGCCAGTGAATTCTTCCACAGGCTGGGGCTTTGGCCGGACGGTGCGCCCGCATCGGGGGCAGCGGTCCGGCCGCAATAGCCGATCTGAGCTCGTTTCGGGCCTCGCGGCGGCATGCCTCCGAGCAGTAAGGGCTCCGATGGCGGATCCGCCCTTGATCCTCGATCTCGGCGCCGCATTTCGTGCAGAACCTGATCAGCATGCCGGCTCCTCGGCGAACGCTATCCCGCTCTGGGCAACGCGGCGTTGAGCCAGCTCGATCGAGTCGGCCGGCATTTCGGCCAGGACGGTAAGAACGTGCCCCTGGCGGATGTCGATCTTGCTCATGCCCGGCCCGCTTTCACCAGATCGAGGAACTCTTTCAGCTCGCGCTGGATGTCCATCATCGCGTCCAGATCGGCCGGGGTCGTTTCCATGCCATCGGAGAGTTCGCCGATCAGCCGGAAGAGGATCATGTGCGCGCCGGCGTAAAAGGCCCGGCGCATCTCCTGCTTTTGAATAATTGGCGCGTCGGGGCGCAGTGCCATGCGCACGAACTCGTTCCATTGTTCGAGGACCATCATTCTGCGGCTCATAGCAGTTCTCCCTGGGCGGTGCGGATAACGATCACGGTTCGCGGGTTCAGCCGATCGATCCGGCGATACTGGTGGCACTCCGAAACCCTTTTGTCGTCGTCGATGGCGCCGCACCCGTGCTGTTCGGCCAGCGAGTCCAGGATGCATTTGGCGAAATTGTCGACGTCATGGATCCGGGCGTTTGGCAGGAATACGACGTAGCTGATCGAGTACTCTTCGGCCCGCACCTGCCGGCCGCGCGCGAACACGCCCACGTCTCGAAACCAGGCCTTCGCCTGGGCTGTGAGGTACCAGGTTGCGATCGGCTTTTTGCCGCGGGCGCAGACGATGCGGTATTTCTTGTACTCGTTGACGCTCGGTGGGATGCCGGGCACTTCGATGCGCAGCTCGCTCATCGCGCCTCCGGAAACTGCTTTATGTCCAGGTCGGCTGGTGGCTCGTGCCCCTTCTTTGGGCCGTAAGCCGAGCCCATTTGTTTCATGAAGAAGGCCACCTTGGCGGCCTGGCATTGATCGCGCAGGCTGCGCGCCCAATCTGGATTCATCGGCCGCGCGCCGGGCCCGCTTTCGCCGCCAATGATGCACCAGTCGAGTTTGTTTGGAATCAGGGCGCCTTTATCGACGCCGGCATTGCTCAAGGCGTCAAGGTGTCGCCCGATGCCACTGGCGCTCGGCAGCTCTTCGAGGTTCACCGGCCCCAACAGCGGCTCCGCCGAGATGAACCGCACGGCCGCCGGCGTCTGGAGCAGAAGTGGAATTCGCACATCGGCGGCTTTCTGGTTTTCCACGCTCACGCCCTGCCACACGTTCGGGAGAGGATAATCCTTCTCGAAATAGCGCAGCATTCGCTCGGGGCGCTTCGTGAGCACCTGAAACGTGTGTTGTGGGCAGAGCGCCATCACCGCGAAGACCTGGTCGATCTGGTCGTCTGTGACCCACTCGCCGAAGAGGTCCGACTGGTTCTCGACGAAGATGCGGCGCGGACGTTGGAACTCGATCTTGTTGCAGTGCCGATCGGTTCTGCAGTCCCAGAGTGGCTTCCACTTCAGCGGCTCGAGCAGCACGCGCTCATCCACGAAGGCCTCGACCAGATCCCGCGATCGCCGGTCGTAAGGGAGCCCAGTGCCATTCTCTGGCAGGCAGCGGTGGTTGTTGGCGCCGGCGTAGCAGTTCTCGCAGCCGGGCGACACGTGCTCGCAGTGCTGGCCGACCCGGCCGGCCATCCTGGTGCCGATCTCTATCAGCGAGGCGTATCCGCTGGCTTTGGCGATCGCGCCGGCGTCCGGCTTGACGCGCACCCTGATCGGCGACCAGGTCGAGTCCGTCCAGGAAATCTCCGTTTTAATTGCCATCAGATTTTCTCCCAATGCTGCCGTTTATGACATGAAAGGCAAAGCGGGACAACGTCTAATTCATGGGAATTACGTCTTTTACTCCCTTGCTCATGTGAAACAGCCTCCTGTGCAGCCGCGATTTTCAGGGCACCTTTTTGGGTTACGGCCATCTTGACCTCATGCTGCATTCTCCTGTTCTTTTGGCTTCGGCCTGGTGCCGACGTAGGATGGCCACCGCTCGCGGATCTCCTGCTCGGTCCAGCCGCGCTCATCGGCGACGATCCAGAACTCCTCAATTTCTCGCAGGCGGCGCTGCACATCTGCGCTGCGCAGGTGCGCTTCCTTGCGGGCTCTCATAATCCGCGCCTTGAGGTCCGCCGGCCTGGGCATCGTCGATCCGCGGGGCATCAGGCTTCCCTGGGTGGGCTCTGTATCGTTCCACCAGGCGGACAGGGCCGCGGTTACCTCTTCCCTCGAGAAAACCTGCAGGACGTCCTGCCAGGCGGCGCTGGCGAGCGGATCCTCGCGGCGTCCGGCCGCCGCGCAGGCTTTCTTGTAAATCGCGAGCAGTTGTTTTTCAGTCATCGGGAACTCCATAGAGAAAAGCTCTTTCGGTCGCGTCCATGCCAGCATCTTGCTTCCAGCCCCCATCCTGCAACCAGAAATTCCACTTTTGTGGGCCAGCGTTTCGCATGCGGTCCAGCAGGCGCCTGGTGGCCACAGCCAGCGAGCATCCCTCATCTTTGGCCAGCAGCTCGATCGTGTCGCCGGTCTTGACCTTGAGTGCGTAGCCGGCCGGAATGCTGGCCTGTTGAAGCACAAAGCCCGCATACTGCAAAAGCGCCATCCCCTCGGGGATGTTGGCTTCGGGGTCCTGGTTGAAGTCGTCGGGCTCTTCGGGAGGCTTTGGTTTGGCTTGGGGGGAAGGGGGGCGTTCCCCCTCTGCCTCTGCCTCTGCATCTGCTCTCTGTACTCTGCCCTCTGCTATGCGTGACGTCACGGGTGTGTTACGCGTGACAGATGCGACATCACGCGTAACGTTCGGAGCGTTTCCGGGCGTTGCACCAGCGTTACCAGGGCCACGCTTTTTGCGCTCGCGGAGTCTCCGTTGCCGGTCAGCCGCGGTGTAGTCTTTATCCCGATGTTTCATGTAGTTAAGAACAAGAAACCCGCCGTCTATCCGGATCATGCGGCGCCCCCCAAAGTCCTTGGATCGGCTATCGGCTTCTGGCTCACCGAGTTTTCGCAACGCCGCGAGCCCGGCTTCTTTCTCCACGCCAGCTCGGTTGATGACCCCTATTCCAGCCGCAGGAACAAAGCCGTACCAGCCGGGCGGCGCGGTGAAATCCGTTGTATCGAGGCTATCGATCAGGATCTGGCGCTGCGGGTCGGAAAATTCCATCGGTTCAGCCATGAGAAGCGCGGTGATGAAAATCTCGCGGAGGTCGCGGTCTATCCAAAGTGTCGAATCCAGGATGCGGGTGTCGAGTTTTACGAAGGGCATTCGTTCATCCTGTTACGCGTGACAACCGTTGTCAACCCGATTGGGCGGTGGAATTCACAGCCTTATGTGGAAACCAAGGAAATCTCGGCCACTATCTGTCGCCAGGCTCCCTTGCGCGGCCCTCGCTTGCGCGCGCACATCACCTTGGCCAGGTCGAGAAGCACCGCGGGCGCGGTCGACCGGGAAACCCAGCGATCGCCGGCGAACTCATCGCTGGGCTTGTCTCCGGACTCCCCCATGATCGTCATCGGAACGTAAGATCGCATTCGCTTCAGGCGCGCCACCAGGCGCTCGCCGTTCATGGGGGTCATCGTGGCCGCGGCCAGGACCATGTCGACCACCGGGGCCGCCGCAAACATGGCGATCGCCTCTTTGCCGCCGGTGGCTGCGAGCACTCGGTATCCGTTCGTTTCAAAAAGAAACTTTAGGACGGAGAGCGCGTTCTCATCCTGGTCGACGAGCAGCAGCACTTTTTTGGGTCTCATGGGGTCTCCGGTTTGGGCTCCGGCTGGGCCGGCGTTTCGATCAGCTTTCGGAGGCGGTTCTGCAGCGCAAAGGTCAGGATCTGGGCTTTGTCCGGATCCTCCATTTGCATGACGGCGTCGTGCAGGTCCTCGGGGCCCAGCGTCTCGATCATCTTGTCGAGGTCTCCGAAGGGCACCTCAAGCTCGATCGGCCACACTCGGTCCTCGGCCGTGCCTGGGGCGGCGGGTTCGGGCTTTGCCTGGTCTATCTGCGGCTTCAGTTGTTTCGCTTTGTAGGCGCTGATCCCCAGCCGGCGGCCGATTTCATTGGTACTCAATCCCTTGGCGAACAATTGCGCTGCCTTGTCTTTGCTGATCATTTTCGTGCCTCTCTGGTGCGCGTTAGAACGGGATATCGTCGTCAGTGATGAGAGATGAGTCGAAACCATCGTTGCGAGGTTCGCTGCCGTCCCATGTGTCGCCGCGGGGCGGGGGTGCGGGCTCGCCCTCTTTGGGCTCGGGTTCCTTGAGGATCTGGTGGTCGATCTTCTCCTGGAGCCAGTTTGGCAGAAGCTTGTAGGTCGACGTGTTTTCCGGGCCGTAGAGTACCGGAGTGCCTTCGACGATGATGGTTTTCGGGTTGATCCCCTTTGGTAACGGGCCGATCCCGGAAATGTTCGAATAGATTTTTTGCCCTTTTTGGGACTGCATGACCATCAGCATGCAAGGTCCACCCAGGGCGGTCGAGATGTCAAAATCGGCGGCCTGCTCATCCGTGAACTGCTGGCCGCGCCAGGACTCCAACAGGTGCCGCAGGTTGGCCTTTTCGTGCATCGAGAACGTGTAACAGTTCCCGATCATGCGCGGGCCGCTCTGTTTTTTTCCATCTTTCTCGAACTCCACGCGCTCGTTTGGCAGTTGAAACCGCAGGTAGATCGTTGGCTTCGGTTTGGGGTAGAGGCCGGTGCCTGGCTGGACTCCAAGAAACGCGATGATGTCGCAGACGGCGATGTGAGATCCGGAAGGAACCGGGTCGATGTTGGCAGAACTTGCGTTGACGGGGGCTCTGAGGGGTGTCATTCGTGCTCCTAATTTTTAGGTCGGGTACTTCCTGCTTACATAGACCTTGTCCGAGAGTTTGTATTCGATCTCATCGGGGTTAAGGCGTTGAAACTCTTGAAGATCAATAGAGGCTTGCGGCGTAGAAAGGCCGAACTTCCGCTCAATATGCCGACGGTTGATAAAGCCATAGACACGTAGGCTTTCTGCAATCCACGCCATGCGGAAGTTCTTGTACCAGCGTCCGGTAGTCGGGGCGGTCGATTCGCTGGCAAATTCCGGGTCGAGGCCCATGGTCAGTCTCCCAGCCAGCGCGAGGCGTGCATGTCGGCGATCTCGGTTTCGGTCATGCGCGGGGTGAGGTACTTCGCCTGGACGGCGGCCTGTTCCAGCTCCTGCTGGTGGGCCACGTCGGCGGCGCGTTTTGCTAATTGGATGCGGCGAAGCGCCCAAGCGAGAAGGGCGTATCCGAGGATCAAAAGGGCTATAATTGCGACGATTTTCACAGGCCACCTCTGCGGACTTTGGTTTCCTGCTCCGGGAAAACGAGCAGGGAAAGGTTGCCCAGCACAATGCTGGCACAGATTTCACCGGCGGTTGCGTCCGGGCTGGAGGAGATGTGGTTTCTTGCGTGGTCGAGGACCATTGCCGCTGCCTCAACTTCGTTTCTGGTGCCCAGGTTGGCTTCGAACATTTGCATGCTACTCATCGTTTTGCCTCGATTTCCACACTACCCCTCTTTCCACAGGATAGCAACGATTATTTTCCACAACGTCTCCCACTTTTGATGTACACTGCCAGCCATGGCAACAAAGAAACAACTCGCCGCGGTCCAGAAGATTCTCCTGGCCAGGCGTAAAAAACTGGTGAAGCAGGGACTCTGCCGGGATTGCGGCTTGAATCCGATCGCGGTCCAGGTGGGCAAACGGAAGCCCACGCTCTGCGCGTCCTGTCGGCAGGGGCGTCGCGCTCGGGAGGCTCTGAGGAGCCACCGGGCCGATGGGCACGACGAGGCCGGCTGCGCAATCTGCGCAGATCTTAAGAGCAAATTGCCCGCTAAAAAGGCGGTCACCTGATAGACCTGTGGCTTAGCCTTCGCTCGCTCTGGCGGTTCTGTCGCGGCCGGTGTCCGGTGCACAACGAGCGCCTGGGTCACTGCGCTGGATGCCGCGCCGAGTTCGGCCCGCATGTCACTCGGGGGTTCATGTGGGATTGAAGGCCTTTTCGATCGGCACGCCACGCCCAGCCGGCCCAGGCTGCAGGCCCCGAGGGTTTGGCGATATCGTTCGAGGACTTCGCCTGCAGCACGATCCGGGCTCTCTTCGGGAAGCGCTCAGGCGCCACCAGGCCGACGGCCACGATCGCATCCGTTGCGCGGCCTGCCGGGATCTGGAAAGGAAGGCCGCCATTGGCTGATTTTCCGACCTGCTACGCCTTCGTGCTGGGGAACGAGGACTATACGCCGCCGAGGTATGAAACCAAGCCAGACCCAACCAGAAAGGACCCCCATGCGCTCGCCATTTCCGGGATCAACAGCGCCGCCTTCCCCGCGGACTTCAAGGCAATCTTTTACCTGCCAATGCGCGAGCGTGCGCTGCCCGTCGAGGTTTTCTACGGGCGGACGTTCTGGAATCCTTGGATTGCGCAGCTCAAGAACCCGATCGCCATGCGGGTGATGGACGCCGAGGTCAACAGCGGAGGCGAGGGCGTTCGGCTCCTCCAGCGGGCTGTCAATAGTTGCCGCGGAACGACGGGATTTGCTCCCCTTGCGGTGGATGGCGCATGGGGTACGTTAACCGTCGTCGGGGCGAATGGGTGTAACCAGACGACGCTTGTCAATCTCTTCAAGGCCGCCCGCGTCGCATTTTACGAAGCTCTTGCGGCTGAAAACCCGGCTGAGGCCCCAAATCTTGCCGGTTGGCTGGCGAGGGCGCGGAAATGAGCGACGTCGAGGTCGGCTGGACCGTCATGGGAGTTCTGGCAGTCCTTTTTGTTCTTGTGTTCTACCTGGATCGCAAGCGTATGTTGTAAGGGAACCTTCAGAAGGAGATCGAGATGGAATTTTGGAGATGGCTTTGTAGCAACCCCTATTTCGTCACGGCGACCAGCGCCCTGTTCGGCGCCGTGCTTAATGGTCTTTACCAGGAGGTTCAGGCCGGCGGGATCGATTGGTCGGCGAAGGGCTGGACGAACCTGGGAGTGACCGCGGCGGCGGCCGTGGTCTTGGCGCTCTACCACCTGTACAGGCCCACGCCGGCGCAGGCCACGGCCAGGTATCTCGCCAAGGCCACGGCCAGGTATCTCGCCAAATCGAAGCAAGGCGCGCGGGCTCTCATTGCCATTTTCTTTGTCGCCAGCATGCTGGCGCTCGGGACGGCGGGCTGCGCGCATCCAGGGTACAAACAGGCAAACGGGGTTTATGCGGTCACGATCAGCGCGGAGCTAAACGACCCGAAGTGGTATGCCCAGTACTACAGCGACGGCACAACGCCGGCCGTGAAAATGGAACTCAGGAACCGCCTCATCAATTACTGCATCTGGCTTGCGGATAAGGACTTTAACCGATACGCGGACAGGTTCAGCAACGGGCAGGCCTGGGTGAATACCGCGGCCGATTGGGCCAGCCTGGCGCTGACCGGCGCGAGCGCGGTGGGCTCGCCGGCGTACCTCTACGGCCAAATCGCGATGGGCATTCAGGGCGCTCATTCTGCCTACGGAAAAGACGCCTTGGATCAGCAGCCGCGGTCGGCCATTTTGCTCCGAATGGATGCGCTAAGGCAGGAGAAACTGGCAGAAATTTATTCAAGCGAACTTGCTCCGGACGACCAGTATTCCCTGATCCAAGGCCTGATCGACGTTCAGCAGTACGCGAGCGATGGAACGGTCCGCGCTGCCCTCGAAGCGATCGCGGAAGATGCTTCGACCAGTAAACAGAACGCAAGAGTGGCGCTAAAAGCGCTCAGAAAATAGGACCGTGTGCTCGATCACGCGAAGATGAAACTGGGCCGGCGCTCGATCCGGCATGATGACCGCACCCTGCAGCTCGCCCGCTACCTGGAGGCGCTCCCACCGCCGCCCCTGGCTGTCGACTGGACGAAGGGAATCAAGTCTTTCGGGATGATGCTTAATGGGCCCGCCCCCGGCAATCCGCCCGACGCGCCGGACGGCCTCGGCGATTGCACGATCGCCGGCTGCGCGCACGCCGTGCAGATCTGGACGACGAACCTCGGGCTCACGGTCACCGTCTCCAATCGGGTGATCGAGCAGTTTTATGAGGAATGGTGCGGTTATCGGCCAGCGGATCCATCGACCGATCAGGGCGGCGTGGAACTCGACGTTCTCAATTCCTGGCGGCAGGGGGGTTTTGCCGGCCATATTCTCACCGGCTTCGCGGATTCGCATCCTGCCAATATTCGGGCGGTCCGGCAGGCGATCGACCTCTTTGGCGGCGTCTACATCGGTCTGTCGCTACCCGTGACCGCGCAGGATCAGCCGGTGTGGGATGTAACCGATCTGGCCGACCCGAACGCCGCCCCTGGCAGCTGGGGCGGTCATTGCGTCTTTGTTCCGAAGTACGACCAGAAGGGCTTCACTTGCATCACCTGGGGCGTTCCGCAGGAAATGACCCTGGCTTTTTGGTTTGAGTACTGCGATGAAGCGCACGCGCTGCTCAGTAAAGACTGGCTGGGCGCTAAGGGCTCTCCCTCTGGGTTCAATATGGCCCAGCTGCAGGCCGACCTTCAACGGGTAACCAGTTAGCCAAATTCGCCGGTATGACCATGGAAAAATCTCCCAATTCTGCGGAGCCCGTTAAAAGACGCGGCGCACCCAAAAAAGTGCTGAATGCAGGCATGATCCAGATCATGGCGATGAAGGGGCTCACTCAGGAAGACATCGCCGCGGTACTTGGTTGCTCGGCAGATACGATCTACAGAAACTACGCGGGCGCCTTCGCCATCGGTCGGCAGAAGTGTATGTCCTCGCTGCGTAGGAAGCAGTTCGAAATGGCGATGAAGGGGGATCGAACTATGCTGGTGTGGCTGGGTAAAAACTTGCTGGGTCAGAAGGATCGCCATGAGCTCACCGGCAAAGATGACAGTCCCTTGATGCCCGAGGTCGACCGCGAGGAACTCATTGGGAAGCTACTCGGTACTGGATCAACTCCGACAGCAAAAGGAATTCAGTAAGCGTCTAGCCAGGCTTTCCCACCAGGAGCTCTACGCGCTGCGCTTCGACTGGCAGCTAGCTGCGCGGCCAAATCAGTTACCGGCGGCGTGGGATTGGGCTACATGGCTCGTGCTTGCTGGCCGTGGTTATGGGAAGACGCGCGTCGGCGCCGAAATGGCGCGCGGTTGGATCAAGGCGGGCTTCAACCACGTAAACATGGTGGCACCGACGGCCGACGATTTGCGCGATGTGATGGTCGAGGGCGAATCCGGCATTCTGGCCGTTTGCCCGCGTCAGGAGCGGCCTGTTTATCGCGTGAGCAAGCGCCGGCTCGATTGGCCAAACGGCGCGCGATCGCTGCTCTTCACAGCTCAGGAACCGGATCGGCTTCGCGGTAAGCAACATTCAAAGCTCTGGTGCGACGAACCGGCGAGCTGGCAGTACGACATGGACGCCTGGGACCAGGCGCAGTTCGGACTCCGGCTGGGCACCAACCCACAGACCATCGCGACGACGACGCCCAGGCCGACCAAGCTGATTCGAATGCTGGTCGCCGCGAGCCAGGGTGAAACAGCGACCGTCGCCGTCACTCGGGGCACGACCTATGAAAACCGTTCAAACCTGGCTCCGGGCTTTTATTCGAAGATCATCACGAGATACGAAAACACTCGTCTCGGCCGGCAGGAATTGCTCGCGGAGATCCTCGATGACAATCCGGATGCGTTGTTCAAGATGACCGATATTGAAGGCGCGCGGGTCACCAAATTGCCACCCCTCAGCCGGATCGTGGTGGCCATGGATCCGGCTACGACCTCAAACGAGGAATCGGACGAATGGGGCATCATCGCTGCTGGCCAGGATGATCGCGATCCGGCCCACTTTTATATTCTGGCCGATGAGAGCGGCATTTACACACCTGACCAGGCCGCAAAGCAGGCGGTGGGGCTTTATCACCGTCTGAGCGGGGATCGACTGGTGGGCGAGGCCAACAATGGCGGCGACATGATCGAGGCTCTGATTCGTCACCAGGACGCCAACGTCAGTTACAAAAAAGTGACGGCCAGCCGCGGCAAGATTACGCGCGCCGAGCCTGTTTCCGCTCTTTACGAACAGCACCGGGTTCATCATCACGGTATGTTCGCGAAGCTCGAAGATCAGGCAACCACGTGGAACCCGAAGACCGATAAGAACTCGCCCGATAGGATGGATGCGATGGTCTGGGCAATGACGGAACTGGCAGAAGGATCGAGCGGCTGGGCTGGCTTCGTAAAGGACGAGGGCTCGAAATCCCCCGAGGCCCCGAGGGCGCCGCGGGTGAACGTTGAGGGCGGCAACCGGGACAAATGCGAGTGCGGATCCGTGGTCTGGGATGGAAATGTATGCTTCAAATGTGGAAAAGGCCGTCCGGAAGCCTGATTTCATGCGCCCTCTAGCTTAAGCGGTGGTAAGCTGTGGAAAGCCGATGATTATTTGGGCTGAAATCCCGGCCATGCTTGCGGCGACTCCCGATGACGCGCTCGAGCGGATGAAGGCGGTCTGCCGGGCGCACTACCGGAAATACGAACGTGGCCCAGAGCAGGAGCGCCTTGACGCCCAGAAAATGTTCGATATGATTAAGGCCGAGCAGCGGCGGCGTCTCCTGGCACCGGCGCGGACTGCGTTGATCCAATGAGTGCTGTCATTCTCACCGAGCAAGACATTCGAGCATGCCCTTTCTGCGGGAATATTTCCGCATCGGTAACAGCTGAGGGAGAAAGCTCCCCGCGGGCGTATTTCGTGCAATGCGCGGCATGCTGGGCATGTGGACCTGCGGCGGGACAAGAATGCTATGACCGGGAGCGTGATAAGGCGCAACGAAGCAAGGCTATAGCCGCATGGAATGAACGATGCCACGATTGATTGTCACTGAAGATCTGCCGGACTGCCCGCGGTGTGCCGCGCCGGCCGTAAAGACCGGCGACCGCGATCGCCAGTGCAACTCCTGCGGGCTAACATGGGAGCGCGTCACCCAGGACGACGAACTGGACGCCGAGGCCGAGCGGCTGGTGCGCAGCCGGGGGTGGAACGAGGAGCGCGGGCGCGCGAAGTCGATCGGCAAATTTCAATCGAGGTGGTAAATGCACAAACGGAAAGCCAGCACGAAACGGTTCGAACGGATGAATGCCCAGCGAGAGAAAGCGGTCCTTTGGCTCCGGCGGGAGATGATCAACGCAGCCTGGGCCGCCGGCCAGTCGGGCTTTGCGGTCCAGATACGGATGGGCAGCCGGTTCTCGGATGCGGCCACCGGCACGGTTGGGCTGCGCGAAGCACGGCCGAGGGCGCGCTGATGCAGAAACCAGGGGAACTTCAGAAACCCGTCAAGGCCGGCGCGCTGCGTAAGGATGTGCCGGCGTGCTCTGGATGTCACGCCTCGCCTGGGTTTCCCCATGCTCCCGGTTGCACGTGGAAGATTGCGACGGGCGCACTTCAGAAGCAGGGACGCTGATGGCGCGCCGCAGCATAGCCAAGACGCCGGGCTCG